GGGCAAAAAACAGGTTACGGATAGCCTTACCGTGTGAGGTATGGGGTGCTGGTACGTTCTGTAAGTTTGGGTTACGGCTTGAGAAACGACCTGTCTCTGCGCCATGCTGAATAAAGTCACAGTGGATTCTGCCGTTAATAAGCAGGCTTTCCTTGTATTCCGTTTTGGTTTTACCACTTACGGTGTGCGTAACATCGCCACCAAGATACGGAATTACGTAGGTGCTAAGCAATTTATTGAGGTCTGCATAATGCAGAATTGCTGCAGCTAATTCATTGGACTCACGGTAATACTCAAGGGCTTCTGAGGATACGGAGTAATCGGAAGTCTCTAACGGAATTCCTTCAGACTCTTTGGTCTTTCCCTTAAGTGTTAAAACCTTGGGCTTAAGTCCCTGACCGCCATCCTCCTTCTTACCGTAAAGAATGGCTTGCTTCTCAGGATTGGAATTGATGTTAAACACCTTGCCCGCAATACGGTAGATATCCGACCTAGCCTTCTCAATATCAATCTCTAGTTGAGCGTGTAAGTCAAACAGTTGCTCAGTGTCTATAGGGGCGCCAGCCAACTTCATATAGCATAGGACTTTAAGGACACCCATCTCAAGGTTCATCACGTTAACTAGGTTGCCTTCTTCAAGCTTCTTCTGTAGGACACTCTTATAAAGCATGAAGGTGTACTTAGCATCAAGATAGGCGTATTTAGCAACGGTACTAAAGGCGTACTTCTCAACCTCTTTACCTACGCCCTTGACCATATGGAAACCAAACTCACGGGCTAGGCAATCGTCAAGGCCACACTTGTTCTTGTTCTTGTTATCGTACAAGAATGAGGCAATCATGGTGTCAAAATAAGGGCCTATAGGGAATTGGCCATCGTAATACTTAGCAATAGAAGTTAAATCAAAGATAAGGTTGTGACCTACAAGTGTTCGGTTTTCACCAAACATCAAAGGCTTAAGTGCAGCGAAAACCTCTGCAGGCAGTAGTTGCTCAGGTGGTGGACCAAATGTGGTCGTAGCCTTCTTATCGTCAATCGAATAGTCCTGGTCACGAAGTGGCAGTCCAGCAGCCTTACGGCGCTCACCTGTTAACTTAAGTGGACGAATTAACTCTTTAAACTCACCATTTGGATGTCCCAAAGGAATAACGTCTCCACGACCATGTGTGGCTAATGAAATCCATAGGACTTCATTGACAACGGTAACTCCACGTTGTGGACCAACAGTTTCAAGGTCATATGCAAACGCATCTTGCTTTAAGTAATAGGCAACCATTTCATCAAGTTGCTCTTTAGTTGTAATGATATTCATAAATCCCCCTTAAAGGCGAAGGGGCTAGACGTAGGGGGTGGGTTACGCCTAGCCACTTCACATCTCGTTGTTTAGAGCAGTGCCGATGCAATCTCGGTTAGTTCTTCAACTGAAGAACGGCGAAGTGATGAAGGCTCAAAAGGCTTCATGGTTGCAAGTTGCTCTAGTACCTTGGCTTCATCAATTCCGTAATCTTCCATAAGGTCACGACCCTTAACTGGAGTAACGGTGAATACAAGGCTCTGAAGGGAACCACGACGGGACAATGACCAGTAGTTCTTAGTCAAAGGTCCTGCTGGTGAGTGCTCTGCAGCGTGCAGAGAACTGAAAAGTTTTGGTGCAGCGTTTAGCTTTGTGAGGACTGCTGTGCCGTCATCTGCGATAACTACAACAGAAAACGCATAGCGCTTAGCAACCTTACTTGCTTCTGGGTCAGGGAGCTTGCAAAGTGGGCAACCTGCTCCAAGGCAGACGTAAGACTTCTGTCCATCCTTCTTATCAAGCCAATGCTGGCTGTAAACTGCGTGTGGGCCACCCTCATCGAGGAACTTGACCAACTGTGCGGTTTCGGTGACTGTAAAGTCTTTTGCGTATTCTTTAGGCTTTGATGTTTCTTCTGCTGCTCCCCAACCACTCTTAACGGAATCGGTAGCGGATGAAGGACGGTCTTCCAAGGTGCTTGCGATGTTTTCTGTTGAGAACTCATCCGCCTGTGGGATGAAGTCTTCCTGTTGTTGAATTGCCATTTGTGTTTTTATCCTTAGTTAGTTGTTGTTGTTTCTTCTGCTTGGATTTTGGTCCAAGCCTCGGCCAGCTCAATGGTGAGCTGTCGGTGTGTGCTCCAGTCTATACGACTGACATGGAGAACTCCAAATTGAGCAAAAAGGGCAACTGCTGCCTCAATCATTGCTCGGCTATACAAACGGCGACCCTTATGGTCTTCACCGTTCTTGTTCTTCTTAGTAGGAAGTCTGTACGGGGGTTTAGGTAAATACCCTTTTTCATTCCAACTTCTGACGGTAATAAAAGGGCGACCTAAGGCATTTGCCAAAGCACCTACCGTAAACATCTCAACGTCTTTGCCGTTAGGCAGGGTTTTGACATACGGCTTAGCATCCCAGGAAACTTGGGGGCGCTCTACCACTACCTCAGGGGTACGGCGTTTGCGCTTACTTCCTGGGTAGAAGTTGTCTAAGTCCGAAATTACGGAGTCAATAATGTCGTCAGGCATTATCCTACCAAAAATGCGTATGAGACTTTTTTAGGGAACATCAAGTCAATCTCTTCTTCTGTTAACAGTTCCTTTTGATATGCAACCAAAATCGCGTTTTGGTCTAACTGCTCAATAACTTCTACGCAATCTTTGTATAAGCCGTGCTTATTAAGGATTTCTGTAGCGACCTCTGTATCAAGAGGATTAGACTCTTTACGTTGATTGGTAAGTTTGATATCACCAAATTCAAGAACCTTATGTCCTTTAGCGGTTACTTCGCCAAGCTTATCCACAGCGTCTTTAAGACGTGCTTTCAAATCGTTTTGACGCTTGGCAATAAAGTCTGCCTCTGCTTTAACAACCATGTACTGCTTAGCAAGTTGTTCTGCTTCTTGTAGTTCCATATATCCCCCTTGTTATGTAGGGAACAGATTAGTCGAAGGGGTTATTCCTTGTCAACTAGGTAGCTCTCAAGCGCCGTAATAATGATGCTGGTAACGGTCACCTTCTGAGAAGCAGCCTTCTTTTGAACAGCCTTCCACAGGTCATCGGGAACGCGGATAGTACGCGTTGGTGTCTTGGCTGAAATAGGCATCCATAAATAATACCGTAAAACTGGCCTATACACTGTCGGATACGCAATTAAGTACTTATTTTTCCCTAATTACCCAGTTTATAAGCCAGTTATACGGAAGATAGTTCTAAGAATTCCTTTAGGCTGCCAATACTTAAAGGAACTCCACCTTTGTCATCAATGCCCTNTCCATCAATAATAGCGTTTGCTACTGAGGATTTTTGTTGGAGGGATTGCCATTGTCGTTCTTCAATGGAGCCTGAGATAAGTATGTCTTGTATGATGGCGGACTGAAATCTAGACGATGCCCGAATAATGCGTCCGTTTCTTTGCGTTGACGCGCCTGACGACCATGGTAAATCGTAGTTAATAAGGAGATTGCCTGCTGGCAAATCAACGCCATAACCGCCAGCGTCAGAACTGATAAGAACGCGAATACTAGGGTCGTTGTTAAAGGCAATTTTGTTCTCCTCTTTAGTCTTAGCATCAAGCTTACCTGAATACAAACGGCACTGGTCTGGTCCAAGTGCGTCGGCAATTTTATTCAGCATGTCTACATACGTAGCAAATATTACGACTTTATTAACCTCATCTTGCTCTAGGAAGTCCTTTACATACTCGACAAGGTAATCAAGTTTATGAGAGCCAGTAATTCCTTCTAGTAAACCCTCAGACACTAACTGGTAAGCGTATTGAGAACCTTCAACACCCTCTGAGGTGTACTTTTGTGCACTGGTGCGAAGGAGGTCTGGGTGTGAGCACAACATCTTAAGCGCCCCTACTTTAGACATAATCTTGCCACGCCATTCATCCTCAGGCCCCCCACGAGTGGACTCAATGCCGTAGTGCGCCAAGATATTAAAAGAGCCACCAAATAGGTCTTGCGCTTCTTCTAAATCAGATAGCAGGTCTTGCTTAATCTTTTCGTATAACTTAGAGGACTTTCTATCAAAAACCACGTTAATAGGGTCTTTGTGGATAACGTCAGGAAGGAATGGGGCAACATCAGGGTCTTTTTGAGCTTTGCGTACAGACGCTGCTTTCATCTTCTGATGTAAAACCTCAAGGTTACGATAACTGGTTACTGCTCCCCAGTTGTTTCGCATAATGTATGTCTGGTCAAACAAGTCAAAACGACCAAGTACATTGGCGTCTACGAATTGCATGATGCTAAACAGTTCTTCTGGCTTACCGTTCTCAATAGGTGTGCCTGTAAGAGCAAACTTATAAGGGGCGCTAGAAAGGCGCTTTGTGTACTTGGAGCGCTTAGACCTAAAAGACTTGATAGCCGTAGCCTCGTCTAGGACTACGAATCCTCTTGGGAGGTCTTTGACACTTTCCCAGTCGTTAACAACCTGCTCGTAGTTAAGGATAATGTAGTCAACTTTTGAGTTGCGCCAGTCTTTGGCAATTTCGTACTGCTCTGCTCTTTTAGCCTTGGTTCCATCAATGACCAAAGCACGTGAAGTACCATCTGTAAATTTCGCAATCTGATTAGCCCACTGATATTTAAGGGAAGACAGACAGATTACCAAACCAGGCTCATCTATGTCTCGTGAATCCATGAGCCTTTCTATGGCAGCAATGGTTAAGACCGTTTTACCTAGTCCAAGGTCATAAGCAACCAGCATCTTTTTCCGCTCACACATACGGTTTACGGCCTCTGGTTGATAAGGAAGCAAAGTCCCCTTAAATGACATTACGTAATTTTGCCATTTCGTAATCCGCCTGAGCCATAACGAGGTTTGCTTTTATCTGAGACTTAAGCGAATCAAGTCCAGCATCGTTTACAATAATTCGGTCAAACTTCCAGCCGTCCATAGATGACTCGGAAGGATGGTCGTTTACAGGAACGTATCCTGGACGATGGATTCTCCAAACCTCT